GATTTTATTATTGATGATAACCCACTTAAGCAAGGCAAATTTACGCCTGGTATGAGCATACCTGTTGTTACGATTGATGAACTTAAAAAGTACCCTGATCGTGAAATTTGCTTTGTGCCGTTAGCATGGAACTTCTTTGACGAGATTGTAGGACGCATTAAGAAGGTTCGTAATTTCAAAGGCGATGTGTTCATCAAGTATTTCCCAGAGATAGTAATCTCCTAAATAATTGTAGGAGATTACACCATGAACAACGATATCAGATATACAATGTTAGTCCTTGAAGGACTTGAAATCAACCATCGCATGGATAGCGAAGTGTTGGATATGATTCGTGGTCTTATGGTTGAAAGCGAACAACTTGATGAAGGTGTATTGGATACTATCAAGGAAAAGGCAAGTGCATTTGCTGATAAAGTAAAAGATAGTGCCAAGAACATTCTGCCAAGTATTACACAAAAATTTGATAATGTTTTGGCACAAGTTCGTGCCAAACAAGGTGATGAAGCTGCAGAAGCTATTGAAAGCGAAATGGCAAAAAAAGGTGGCAGTAATTGGAAAACCAATAGTGTTAAGATTGCAGCAGCACTTGCAGTTGCTAGTAGCCTAGCACAGGCATCACCTGCACAAGCACGTGATATGTATATGCGCATGTCACCATTTCAAGCACAACAAATGCAAATGCAAAACCAAGCAAATTTTGCACGTCAGCAAGCAATGATGTGGAATCAAGGACGCGAACGTCATCGTGAAATGCCACGTGGTTATTATCAAGGTAATCAAGGTGGCGGTAACGATGCAGCAGCACTTGCTATTGGCGTTATGATTGGCGCAGCACTTGGCGCAGCTTTAAGTCAGCCACACAACTAATAAAATAAATACCCTATGCGCAGTAGAGAATTTATCACAGAGTCAAGATTACTATTAGAAGGTGGCAACATGTTTAGTGATGCTACTGACTTTGACCAAAAATTTGCTCCAAATATTATTAAAGTAGTAAATGATGCCTTATCTAAGACTGGCATTAAAGTTCGTCCTATTGGCAGTGGTGCCAATCCTACACCTGGCGCAAGAAGTGGCGACTTTGATGTTATGGCAGACGAAGATGATGTTAAAACAGTGTTTAAAAGCCCTGATGGAAAAACTGCTCGCAAAGCCTTAAACGATTATCTACGTGGATTAGGATTTGATACTGCACAAAGTGGTATCAATGTTCATATTCTTGTTCCGCTTCCAGATGGTACAAAAGCACAAACTGACATTATGGTTACGCCACATGCTGAAACTATCTCTAAGTTTCATGTACATAACGTGCCACAGGGAAGCCCATACAAGGGTAAGAATAAGATTATCCTTATGAGCATACTAGCCAAACAAAAAGGTATGCTATGGAGTCCATGGCAAGGCTTGTTTAAACGTGATGAGAGTGGCAAGAAAGGTGAGTTTATCTCTAATGACATTGACACCGTTGCCAAGACACTACTAGGCAATCAAGCAAGTGGTAAAAATTTAGGAAGTGTTGAAGGTATTCTTGGTGCGTTACCAAAAGATCAAGCAGCACAATTACTTTCTACTGCAAAAGCAGATCAAGCATGGGAAGAAAAAATTTAATTTATTATTCTTGTGCTGTATAAATTAATTCTTCGATCTTACGACCAAATTTAGGATAAAGAGTAATACGAGTATGGGGCAATCCAGCATCGTTACGATCACCAGTATAACGAGCAATTAATACAGGCTCGTAATCTCCATCAACAGTAGAACCATTTGGCCATTCTTTTAATGCTACTAAATTCCACTCATCGCCATCAGGCAACAGTTGAAGCGGTCCTTGTAAAACTGTAGTGACATTGTTTATTCCGTGTATATAATTATTGCCACTATAATCCATTCCATAAACTGCTTTCATTTTTAATTGTTCATTATGTACATCACGATAAACTGCAGTTGTGCCTTTAGGAACGCCGCCAGGAAATTTTTTACGTAAGGTTTCAACAAAACTAACGACTTCAGGATTATCTAAAAATTTACTAATACCACTCCACTGACCAAATTTCTTTGGTGTTGCTGGTGTACCTGCTTTATGGCTAATCCAAGCAACAGTGTTGTTATTTTCGTCTAATATTTCAAAATCACTTTTTGGATTGTTAGCTGTATTTTTAACGGTAGCAGCATTAACTAATTGATGTCCGACCCACAATTTTATAAATGGTTTGTCTTGTTTTGCAATCTCAAGTTGTGTTTGTAAAGAACCCATTGCGACACGTTCTTGTGAAAGACGCCTTCCACTTTCTTCACCACCAAATTCAGCAGTCTTAATTATATTATTATTGGAAATTGTTTGATCACTATCTTTAACTTTAATCTGGATTGAAGAAGAAGTTAAATTCTTTAACCAAGCATCAACTTTCATAATTTCTGCGGGATCAAATACTACATCTTTAATTGACCCATCTTTTACTTTTACTTTAAAAGGTTGCTGATGTTGAATTTTATATAAGAAAAGTGGGATTCTATCTCTTCTAGAATCCCCTTCATAATTTTTTAATGCGCTGTGTGATAACGCAGCCATTTCATCTAACTTTCTGTCAATAAATTCTCTTGCTCGCATGATCTAATATTTATTATTATGAGAGCAAGAGAAATTTTCAGGCATCACGTGAAATATAGTGATGACGAATCTTCTGTGGCTTGAAATATTTTTCCACAGTAGAGAACACAAGTTCATTCTCAAATGGCTTGCATGAGAATACGTCAATATAGAAATTGCCGTCATTATCACAGAAGTGACCAGTAATATTTGAAGTCTCAATCATCTGACAAAGACTATAACCAGCCTTATCAGCAGCATGAGTTGCGAAACGCTCAATCCAAGGTTCGCCAAATGCTGTCATGTCAATAACAACAACTAGTTCCTTGATAAAGTTATAGATATTTTCCTTTGATCCGATAAGTTCCTTATCGCCAGCGGTGCAGTCTAGTAGTAGGTGGTAGCCCCAAGTCTTGCTCATGACAGTCTCCTTTGTTGATAGCAGGTTGAAGAATTATTTATATAATACTATAATTGCAGCTAATTGTCAAAAGTTTTTTTGTATAAACGGTAAATTAAATTCACTGTGTTTAAGTATCTCTAATAACTTTATATGATTGGGATGAGAATGCTTAAAGATATTCAAGTTATTCCATTGGTCATCACTCATATGTGGCCAACGATTTACTTTACTAAAATATACTTTATGTATTTTATATCGTTCTGCAAATGTTATAAAATTTAACATGTCATGATAGTTGTTATTGCTGACAGTAAAATTATAATTAATTTCGATATTATTATATTTGGCAAAAAATTGCAACCAATTTAAACTTTTGATTAAATCTTTCCATGAACCATTGATCCTAACTTGTGAATATAGTTCTTCATTGCTAGCATCAATGCTTACATAAATTTCTCTAGTTTTCTTTAGTATGTTAGAAATTTTATTGTTATTTTTATAAATCAATGTGCCATTTGTTTGAAGGATAAAATCAATATCTAGCTTACTTTTTTCCAACAACCAATCTACTAGTAATTTACTACTTAAAAATTCACCATTGCCGACGCAATGTATTGTTTTTATAGTTTGAGGATTAAAAAAATAATCATCAATTTTATCTAAAATACGAATTAATCTTTCTTGATGCGGTTTATTATTTTTATTTAAAATTATACCGCTGCGACATGTTGGGCAAGAGAGATTGCAACTATTATCGATATTTAAATGTAAAAATTTAATATGGCCGTCTTCCAACAATTCTTTAGGTACAAAAAAAGAATTTGCATTTTTATATTCAGCTTGTAATAACGGACATTTTGTCCCTAAACAATACCTATGACTACGGTCTATTATGCTGTTTTTTACAGGATTATTATCAAGCGTTTCTAAAAAACTATTTTTATCAGAGAAATCTAATATATTTCCTATGCTTTTTGGCAACCAATCACTACAACTGCATGAATAAATGTCACCATTGTAGTCAATGCTAACAGTATCGAAAGGAACACTGCAATGTGCAGTTAGCCAACTTGACTTGTCTTTTTTTAACAAGTCAAGTGTTTCTTGTTTTGAAAACATATTTTACTTATTAGGATATACGCCTAACTTATGAAAACATTCAGTTAAGCGTTGTATCTGTGATAAGCAATCCCATAGGGCATGGTGTTTGTTATTTTGTGGAATAAAATGGTCAGGAACCAATTTATAAATTGTGCGAGCATCTAACACTTGCCAGAAATGCCAAGCATGATTATAACCTAATTGACGGTTACAACTTTCAAGGATACCAAAATCAAATTGAACGCCATTTGCCCAATAACGGTCAGCACCTGCTGCCCAAGTATTAAGTTCTTTCATTGCTTGTGCAAGTGGCAAACGATTGTCATCAGCAAATGCTTCTGCCTTTGCTTCTTGTGGTTGTTTAGCCCACCATTGAACTGTATCTTCATTGATTTCACGTTTCTGTGATTCAACATCTACTCTGCAGTAGAAAAAGTCCAGTGTGGTGGGGTCTGCTACGGTGGCATACTTGCCCATGCGGTCAAAGGCAATGCCAGCGATGGTTAAAACTGTGGCGTCAGGTGTGTTGCCTAACGTCTCGATATCGATCATTACATCTCTGTGTTTCATCATATTATCAATATAACACAAAAATATATAATGTCAAGTAATTAATTTACTCAAGTCAATGCGATCATAAGGTCTGCTATGAAATAACCGTTGGTTATGTAATAACAAATCTAAGTTATCATTCCAATGCTGTTTCCATGTTTCTACACTAAGTGAAAGCAAACGTCGTGCTTCTTCGCTATATGCAGCAAATCTACTATCGTTATCTACGATATTGTCATATTCATAGTTAATAAAATTAGGCAATTTAAAGCCAAGTGAAGTTAGTCGTTTTAAGAAACCACTATTACTAAATGGCAAGATAAAATGCCCTTTTATAAGTGGCACATAGGTTTTTTTAGTAACGACAGTACTGCTTCCGTATTCAATTGTTTCACCATATATGCTTATAAATGTATCACCATAATACGCATTATGTACAGGAGCAAAATATATTCTTTTATCATCGACATCACTTGTTTGTTTTACTAATTCATTTACATCATTTATTAATGGATATTCATAATGTGGATAAAGAATACGTTTTGGTGTGCCATGTAAATTGCCAATGTAACCGAGACTTTCGTATTGGTCAAGCAGTTCAACAATTTGCGGACGATATCTAATTTTTCTAAAATCTTTATTGGCATATGTTTTATTTGGCGCAACAAATATTTTATTCTTATTGTCGGCATTTGCAAGCTGTGGCAATATATAACTAAATTCACCGTTGTGTTGCCATATATGCGACTGTATGATAAATGGATACTGACTAAAATATGCCTTGACTAAATTGAATAAGAAATCTATAAAGATAATATTAGAGTTGTCTATAGTAGTATCATATGCATTTGTTATAATAATACCATTGTTTTTTTCTAACCAATCTAAGTCATCTGATAATTGATTTTCAAAACCATGAAATATATCTAGTGCAAGTATTTTTGTGTTTTTATCTAATGTTAATAAAATCTTAGCATTTTTTTCTGCAATCTTATGCGGTTCGTTAAAACGTTGTACAAAGAAATCTATAGATTGATTATCAAGTTTTTTAATAATTTCAAATGGTGAATTATTAATTTCTAAAAAAGTTAATACGTGATGATCAATAAACGGTGAAAATAATTTAACAGTCATGTTATTATAATTTATTAAAAATAGCACCATGTTAATATATTTTTATGCGTAAAGAATAAATAATATTGTCAGTTAATGTTTTGGAGTATTAACCTAATGTCTTCTCAAGAGTGGCAGTGCATAAAGAACCATATTCCTAACTTTATAGTATGGCCAGAAGTTTGGATGGGTTGCCTTTTTGGTTCAGTTGGCGGTGTATTACTTCTTGAAACAATATTAAAGATGATTGTTCGATAAATTGGAATTCAAATGGATTTCTTAAAATTAGTTGGTGAAGTTGGATTCCCTATTGCAGCCGCCTGTGCAGGCGGTTATTTTGTTTTTTTAACCCTAAAATTTATTCTTGCTGGCGTTACAAGTTCGGTGAATGGTATCAAAGGTATCATTATGGCGCTTGATAACCGTGTAAAGACGATGAACCATGATGTTATTAGAATTGATACTCTCATGAGTAATGCACTTGGTGTGCGTCCCGATCTTGATCGTATTGCTCGTGCTGATGGTAAAAATGACGCAAGGAGAGACTAAATGGTAGAAAATTTCGTATTAGCAAGTTTGTTTATTCAACTATTAATCATTGCTTATGTAGGCAAGGATTATCTAAATAATAGTGTGGGATAATAACAAAGGAAAAGAAAATGAAGAAAATTATTTTAGTAGCAACAATGTTAGCATTCTCAAGTACAGCTTTTGCAGCAACTGCACCAGCAACTAAGGCTCCAAAGGCAAAAGTTGTTCATAGTGCATGTGATCCTGTAAAAAATGCAGCGGCATGTAAGAGTGTAGTTCATCACAAAGCACCAAAGAAGAAAAAGAAATAATTAACTTTTTGTTAAGTATTTGGTGGTAATATGATGAAGTGGAACATAAACAGTATCAGTATCAGGTAGAAGAACGTCACCACATTATTAGTGGGTACCGATACTATACTGTTTATTTTCAAGACAGATTGGTAATCATTACCAAAAATAAAAGAATAGCAGACGAATATATAGAATTAAACAAGAAGCATAAAGAGAAATAATGGAAGTGGGTATAGCGGACGCAATCAACAAATATGGTTTTCCTATCATAGCAGCCACTGGAATTGGTTATATGATTTATTATGTTTGGACTTGGGCTACAACAGAAGTAAAGCCTGTGCTAAGCGAAGCTAATACCGTGTTGATTGGTCTCATTGATCGTATTCGTATGTTAGATAACGATTTGATTCGTCTTAATCAAAAGTTAAACATCGTGCTTATGTTGCGTGGTAAAGAGATTGAAAGCCAACGACATCTTGATGATGCCGTTGCAGACGTTGCTGCAAAGGCAAAAGAAGAAGAAGTACAACGCACTCTTAAGCGTTCAAGCAAGAAGATACCAAGCGACGGTTAATTACTTGGAATTGGTACGATATACTTGGTCCCAACCAGAACCTGGTGGATTTGCTGCCATCTCTGTACAGCGTTCAATCCACATATCATAATAGCCATCCATTTGCCCGTTAAACTCACCTTTAAGTTTTTTACAAATGTCAATCGCACTTGTAAATCTTTGAGCACGATAATAATCCATCATATCTTTATGATTAGTTTTAGCTGCAAGATACGCAATTCTATCACCACGTTGCTCTAAAACCGTATGAATATTAACGCCTTCTTTCTTGCCCTTAACTGCAATGCAATCTAGCGGAAGTGTAAAGTATTCATCTTTTACATATTCATTGGTCTTATCACCAATAACCATAGCAACATGATATGGTTTGCTTTGTCCTTCTAAGCGTGAGGCAAGATTGACACCATCTCCGAGACAAGTATAATCAAACCGTTGACTACTGCCCATGTTACCAACAACGACAGTAGCAGTGTTGATGCCAAGTCCCATTCCAAAAGGTGGAACTCCTTCTTCGGCAACTTCTTTATTGAATTCATCTAAACTTCCTAACATTTGTAGTGCTGTCTTTACAGCGTTTTTAGCATGGTCTGCATCATCAAGTGGTGCATTCCAAAATGCCATTTGAGCATCACCGATATACTTGTCAAGAGTGCCTTCGTTTTCTAATATCTTTGCCGTCATCGCTGTCATATAGCGATTCATTATTTTGGTAAGACCTTGAACATCACTACCATAATGCTCAGAAATAGAAGTAAAGCCCCTAACATCGGTAAACATAATTGACAACTCACGTGACTCTCCACCTAATGCTAATAGTTCTGGATTCTTTTGTAATTTTTCTACCATCGCTGGTGAAAGATAAGTTCCAAATTGTTTCTTTATTTGTTGCT